CAAGACGCCCTCGGGCACGCCGACGCCGAGAGCGATCTCGTGCATAAGATGCTGGACGAAGCCGGTGAACGCCTGCGACGGGCGCGCTGGCATGACCTCGACGCGATCCGAGTTCGAGAAGTAGCGGATCATGCCGACCTCGGTCAGCTCGTTCTTCTGCTGCTGCCCGCTCGGGAGCGAGAGCGCCGGGTTCGGCTGGAACAGGTTGCGCGGATTCGCCGCTCCGCGCTCGTTGAAGATCAGCGCGGCCTGCTGCGACGAGAAGCGAACGCCCGCCTTCTCTGCCTGCAAGATGTCGTGAAGCATTCGCGCGGTCTGGATCGCGGCGTGCAGGTCTGTGATCCCTCGGTACTGATCGACTCGGAACGGATCGAAGTAGTGGCAAAACTGGTTTGCCGGAATGTCCTCCGCGCCGAAGTAAACGCCGTTCCGGTCCACGCGGAAGATCCGGTACGCGACCGGCTGGCCGAAGTCGTTCGTGATAATTCCCTGATAATAGTTGTCGGACTCGACTGCCGACATGTTCGGATTGCCGATGCGAGTCGCCGGAACGAGCTGGAGCTTGAGCCCGTCGGTCGTGCGCCGGATGACGAAGCCGCAGTCGCCATCGACCGGGCGCTCCTCGGCGGCGAGCTGCACGAGCTTCTTAAAGGAGTGCCGGTTCGTCACGTCGCAGTTCTTGCACCACGCGTGGAAGTATTCGCTGATCGTCTGATTGTATCCCCGGTCGCCGGTCGTCGGCGAGTACTCGTGCGGCGTCAGGTAGTTGCCAAACTTGCGCGAGATTTCACGAGCTTCGGGAAAGTTCTCTACGAGGTCGCGCGCTTCCCACATCATCACCACGCGGTCGCGCTGGTTCTGCGTGGACTCCGCCGGTTGCCCGTACTGCTTCGGAGCGTAGAGCCGATTCGTGCGCGCCGCGTTGTACTCGAACAGATGCTTCTGCACGCGAGATTCGAGACGCCGGAGCGCCCACGTCGGCGCAACGTTCTCCAGCGCGCGGTCCAGCCACGGCTTGTTTTTGACGATTGCGGCTGCGTCGAATTGCTCGGTGTCCATGTGCTTTTTTGTGATCAGTTACCCGTAAACGAGATGAAGGTCGTGTCGGTCGTCTCTCCGTTACCATACGCCTGCGCGTCAACAATCTGCCCGAGCATTTGATTGAGCGCAGAGAGGTCCGCACGCGAGACGCTTTTTCCGTTAATCGAGTAACTTTGATTGAGCAGCACCGCCTGAATCGCGTCGAGTGCCTTCGTTTTTAGAATCGCGAGCGTCGCGGCGTCGAGGCCGAGAAATGGGTTGTCGAGCATTTGCCAATGCCTGATTTGTCAAAAGCCGCTAGTCTTTAGGCGCTGTGTACCGGATCACGTTCGCGATGGTCGCCATGCACAGGATCATCGCCGAGGTGTCGAGACCGTGATTCGGCGCGTTGCTTTTGACCTCGCGCCACTCCCACACGCCGGTCCTGATCTCGACCTTCGACTCGCCCTTGAGGTGTTCGAGGTAGAGCGGGTTCACGTCTGCCGGGAGCAGCCATTTGAGGTCGCCTCGATCTTCGAGTGCGTTCGCGAGCAGGTCCTTGAAGTAGTCGCCGGACCAGTCGTAATAATAAACGTCGCCGCCCCGGTAGTCGCTGACCCGCGGTTCGGAGAACGGGAAGTTGACCAGCGTGTCGCTGTGGTCGTCCCGCATCGTCCACGTCTTGCGCGCGTGCCCTCGCATACCTCGCCAGCCGAAGTCCGCGCAGTCCCGATCTACGTCGGCGGGTCGGTACCCCTTGTCCTGCGCGACGCAGGCGTCCGGCACCTTGTACCGCTGCTGGAGATGCCGGAGCTGGTCGCGGGTCTCCACGCGGCCAAAGTAAAGTTGCTTATAGGTCGTCCCGGTCGCGGAGCTGAACGCGCCGATCTCGACCCACCAGTGATCCTTCTGCCGGTCGATTGCCATCAGCCGGATCACCTCGTTCTCGATCTGCTGGCCGGCGGCGAACGTCGCGACCGAGTAGTCGCTCGTCCGCACGAACAGGTTGACGACCTTTTTCTCGACGATCCACGGGCGCGCCTCCCGCTTCGTGCGAAACTCGATCAGCATCTTGTCGTCGCCCTGCTTGATCCGGTGATTCTGCGCCTCGCAGAACTCTTCGACCAGCAGGCGCATCGGGCGCGAGACAAGCGACTCCACGCGGAAAGATGCGAACTCGGCGGGCGCGTCCGGGCGCAAGGGAACGTAGCGCCCGGTCTTTTTCCACGCGTTGCGGGTCGCGTCGCTGTCCGGCGTCTCGTATCCGCAATGGCAACGGAAGCGGCAGGACTCGACCGCGCGCGCGACGTCAATCGTGTCGTCGTCCCGCTTCGCCTCGACGTCCCAGACGACTCCGGCGCGAATCTTCGTCTCTTCGTTGCGCCCGAGCGAGAACGCGACCGGGTGAACCTTGCGGCACGACGGGCACTCGGCGGACCACTCCTGTTGATTGCCCTGCCTGAACGACGTGTCCTCCACGTTCCCCGTCTCGATGTCCATGACCGGAGCCTGCGACGTGTTGTAGATTTTCGAGCGTCCGACCTCCTCGAATCGCGAGACGCGAGCGACGGCGTGACCGTACACGTCTTGCCACTTCGGGAGCCAGATCTCGTCGTTGATTTTGTACCGGATCGACTGCGACTGCTGGCTCGAAAGGTTTGCCGGGTTAAGGATGAAAAAGAATCCGCCGAAGTAGATTTCGGTGGTCGTGCGCTGCGGTCCTGTCCTCGGGAGCATCCGAGCGACCGGCTTGCACGCCTCGAAGATCGGATTCAGCCGAGACTTCGCGTGCCGGTCGATCATCTCGTCGGTCTGCATCGTCCACGAGATCGGTCCTGCGTCGTTACAGATCAGCCACGGCACCCAGATGTCCGCGACGAGAGTGCCGCCGATTTGCACCGCTTTTCGGAAATGGACTCGCCGGATTAGCGGGTTCTGGAGCGCGTCAAAGATCGGGACGAGCCACGGCGAGATGCGAACATTGAACGGTCCCGGCGTCGCGTAGGAGTCGGGCAAGACGATGTTCCGCCGCGCCCACTCGTAAATCGGCGAGCGGTCGCGCTTTGGCGAGCGGAAGTCGGCGAGGCGTCGTTCGACTTCGGTCAGCATCGGATGATCTCGGGACAGTTTCGACGCGCCTCGCACAGCGCGAGGATCTGCTCCTCCGTCACTCGGTGATGCTGGATGCCGTTGCCGGTCCCTTCGGTCACGTGTTCGCCGGGTGACTGCAAACGACGGGTCCGCGTTTTGCCAGTGCGTTCCCTCGAACCAGAACGCGTGATCGAAGGTGCCGCCTGACTGCCGGTGGTTCCCGAGGTCGAGACAGATGCCCCGGTCGGCGCGGATCACGATTGGCTTCTGATAGCGGATGTTCTCCGGCGAGCGGTAGTCAGGATCGCCGAAGCAACGCTGCGGGACCGGAGGCTGATCGAGGTCGAGGTCGGGTTCCGAGTGATGCCGGAACACGTTCCGCATCCGAGCTTCAACGACCGTGACGGACTCGGGCACGCTCGCGAGGTAGTCCTGCGGATTCCCGCAGCAACTCGGCCAAATGAATTCGTCCGCGTCTACGACGATCTTCCACGCGAACTGCGACGGCTCGGCCAGCAGCGCGTTGACCTTGTCCGTCTTCATGCGGTCGTCCATGCCAGCCGGGAACTCGAAGTCGATGACGCGCACGTTGCGCGCAGCTTCGAGACACTCGCGGGTCCGGTCGCTGGAACGCGAGACGACCGCGAGGATCTCGTCGGCCCACGCGTAGTGCTGAACGAACAGGCGCGCGAGCGTCTCCTCGTTGTAGAAAAAGCAGATGACTTGAACGTGGGTCATGGCTCGTCGTCCGAGACCCGCGCGCTCGTCGCAACCATCCCGCCCTGATAGAGCGCGATGTTCGAGTTGATCACCTCGCGGATCTCGTCGAGGATCACCCCGCCCTCGACGTTGACCTCGGCTGCGTTCTTGCCGATCACGCGTTGCCCGAGTTCGACTTCGAGCTTGAGTCGCAGGAGCAGGTCGAGCTTCTGCGATAATGTCGCGAGCATGTCGTCCACGACTTCCTTCGCGATGCTTTCGCCTGCCTCGCGCTGGTTCTTCGCGCGAGCGAGCCTGATCTGTTCGCGCATCAACTCGGCTTTGAGTTCGGCGAGGTTCTTCGTCGCCGTGTCTTTGCCAATCACGTTCTCCGCGCAGAACTGCTGCCACGCGACGAGGTTCTCCCGGCGACCGTCCTCATGCTTTGCGGGCGCGTTCTGGAAGCGGGCGCGCGCGTCGTAGATCGCCTGCCGGGAAAGGCCGAGTTCCTTCGCAAGCGTCGTCGTGTCCTTGACCCAGCCGTCCGACTGTTCGGATTGAAACTCGTTCAACGCCTTGCGCTCTGCGGTGGACAGCGTCTTGCCCGCCTTGAGCTTGACCGCGATGTTCTGAAGGTTGCGGCGGGCGAGGAGGTCGGAAGGTGACTGCGGCGTGTCGGTCATGCGAGCTTGTTGTCAGGATAAGCTCCCTCGATCAACCATCCCGCGAACTCTCCGAACCGAAATACTTCGATTGCCGAGGATGGAATCTCGCATGGAGCGAGCGGTCTTTGCGCTCCTGCGAGCGAAAGCTCCTTTGCGATTACATCGGCGGGAGACGCTCCCGCGCTGATCTTACCGGCGAGCGTAAGCCGTTGCATGATCGTCGAAGGATATCCCCCGACTGATTGACATTTGTCGAAGATCAAAATCGCTCCTCCCGAGTTTACGACGCGACGAAGGCGTCGAATGAGTTCCGCTCGCTGCCGAGGCGTTAAAAACATCAGGACGAGGAAGCACACGCACAGGTCGAATCCTTTGTAGTCGAAGTCGGTCGCGTCGGCACATACAACCGTTCCCGGCCCAACGTATTTGTCGCACATTTCTTTCGACGCCTCGATTGCGGTCAGTGTCGCATTGCGCGCGGCGAGAACGTCCGAGATCGCGCGCCCGACGTTCCCGGTAGATGCGCCGACATCATACACGTTTCCGTTTTGTGTAACGTAATGACGTGCGACGTGCCCGACCATAGCCGTCGTCAGATCATACCACGGGAGTTGCTCGCGGACATGAGCGTCGAACGCGTCGGCAATTTCAACCGACTTGAAAGTCCAGTCTCTCGGAATTTGCACACTCATAGTTTTTTCAAGATTTGATCTCTTACTGTTGCGGCGATGTGACTCATCATAACCGGAGGAACTGCGCGTCCGAGCCGCTCCCATTGCTGCGCGTATGATCCCCTGAGAATAAAGTCGTCAGGGAACGCGCAAATGCGCCGAAGTTCTGAAATCGAGAACTTTCTTTTTTCCGTCGGATGGCACACTCCCGCTGCTCCGGTATTCCCTGCGGTTTGCGTAACGCACGGACACGGGAGATCGAGTGACGGCTTTTGCAGGCTGAAATACTTTGAAGATTGTCCCCCGGCTTTTACTCGATCCCATTCTTTGCCGATCGCGAAACGGGAGATGTCACACTCTGGCTCGACCTCGACCGCTGTTTTCCCAGTAATCCACGGGATCGCTTCTCGCAAAGTATAGCAGTACGGGAGCGGAGTCGGATGCAATGGCTCCGCACCGAGGTCGTTGCGTACTCCGACGAAGATCGTCCGCTGCCTCGACTGCGGCACTCCGAGCCATTGAGCGTCGAGGACACGACAAGAAACCTTATATCCGCACGCCTTCAACGCTGCGAGTATTTCGAGAAAATATCCTTTTGCCGTTCCCTTAACGAGCCCGCTTACGTTCTCGGCGACGAACACCTTCGGCTGAATTTCGCGCACAAGTCTAACGTACTCAAAAAAAAGATCGTCGGTGCGCTGCGTCGTATCCGAATACTTTTTGACCTTGCCCCAGCCCGCCTCGCGCGCGCCTGCCGTAGAAAACGAAGCACACGGAGGAGAGCCGTCGAAAAGGTCGAGTTCCCCCGGTTTCATTCCGATAGCGGCGAGGATGTCCGCAGACTTCACCTGCCTAATGTCCCGCGTGTCGAGGATCGTGTTTAAGTGATTCGCTCGGTACGTCTCTTGCGCTGACGGAATAAACTCCGAAGCCCAAAGGACGCGGAAGCCCGCCATCTTGTAGCCTAGCGAAGATCCGCCGCAACCGGAGAACGTTGAAACGGCATTGAACCCGTTCCACGGCAAAGCCGCAATTTCAGACATCAGCGGAACGCGATAGGGTGGTTTGCTCATTCCCCACCGCTCCATTTGTATCCGCACTTCGGGCAGTTGTGTTCTGTTTCGATGTTCTCATCGACCTCGGCGAACTCACCCGGCGCGGTTTTCTCCTCAACGTCCTTTATGTCGTCAGCGGAGAAGCCAATATCGTTTAGATCGAAGCCTTCACCGGCGAGCGACTTTAGGACATCCGTCAACGCGTCGTCCCACTCCGCGAGTTCCGCCGTCCGGTTGTCCGCGATGGCGAACGCGGTCGCCTCCACGCCGGTCAGCTCGGTCCTAGTCGCGCTGATCTCGGTCCATCCGAGTTCCTGTGCTGCCGTGAGCGTGCCGTTGCCGGCGAGAACGATTCCCTTCGCGTCGATGACGATTGGCTTTTGCTGACCAAACTTGCGGAGGCTCGCCTTGATCGCGTCGAGGTTCCGGCGCGAGTGTTTGCGGACGTTTGACGGGTCGAGCGAAAGGTCCGCGACCCTGATGCTTTCGATTTTCATTTGTAAAGATTTGTAAAAAAGTGAAACGCGTTTTTTTACGCTAGGTCGCTTAACC